ATTGTCCATGCTGGTGATACTAAATCAACCATCTCAAAGTTCTTTTCAAAATATTGTTTTCTTTTCTTTGCTTCAGCTTCCCTTTTGTTTAATTCTGCTTCACGGCCAGGTTCTGGTTGTATCTCACCATAATGAGGTTTATCTGGATCATTTATATCTAAGTATTCCAGAATAGATTCATCCACCATACGGAATAAAGTATCCCAAGTAAGTGTTTCTCTTAACTTAACTGCAATTCTATCTACATCATTTTCATCAAGAAACTCACCTTTAACTATCTTCTTTGCAAAACACTCATACTGAGTCAATATTCTTGCTCTTGTATCTACCAACTTATTAAGGTTGATAGTGATCTTTACATCATCATCAAATGCCATCAGATAACCATCCCGTGTTGTTCACGAAGTATTTTTTTATAAGGTCCGCCAGGATTAGCATCCCTCACATCTTTAACCAATTTTATTTTCTCATATAAAGGAGCAACTGCTGGTTCTCCAGTATTCTTACGTGACTTCCATAGTTGTGTCACTATGATTTCTAATTCCTTATCATCAATAGGTAGATCCATTATATAAAAAATGATTCAAGGTTTGTAGTTTTCTCAGCACTCCATCCAATAGACTCAAGAATAATCTTAAGAGGTTCAAGGAATGACTTTTCAAATTGTAAGTCATAATCCACATATTTGTCAAGTCCCAATTCTCTAGGAAAATCCTGAATGAATGAAATAACATTCTCCTGTAGAGTATTTGGTTTCTTCAAATAACAGAACTTGATCTTCTCACCATTATTAATAAGAGAATACTTTTGATCTAATTTATTCTTCTTAATATGATGATTAAAGAGAAGAGCTCCTCTAGCATGAATAGGAGTTCCTTTTGCATAGATTGTAGAATTTGCTTTATACTTATCTACATTAGTACATGTCCTTGGAAAGGCAATCTCTTCTGGAGGAAGAGACTTAAACTTTTTACGAGAGTCCTCAATAAAATCAATAACCTCATCCTCAGTTCCACTCATCATAAGTTTAAGAACATCCTTAATCATCTGACGACAAGGAGCAGGTGTTGAGGATTTTACTGCCTCAATACCCATCATCTTTAACTTAGGTTCATTGTATCTGACTCCTTCAGAATCCCATACATTTAAAATATATCTTTTCTTTGCAGT